ACTAAAGCAGCACCAGCATCAGTTCCTTTTGGTAAAACAATGCCTGCGCCTACTTCTGCTTCCTTAGATAAGTTCAAAATTAATAAGGACTGGGCTGCAGCAAATCCAAGACTTGCACAAGCAGAGGTAAAGAAAGCAGAACAACGTGCTGCAGGGAAAAGTGCATTCTCCTCAGAGTTTAAAAAGACCACTACTAATCCTATCCTCTACAAACCAGGAGCACTAAAACAAGAGGCAACAATGAATAGAGAACCCTATGATCTAGTCTTAGAGTATCTCTTCTCACAGGGGCACGTAGACACCGTAGACGAAGCAAATTATGTAATGCTACAGATGGATGCTGAAATGATTGGAACTATTGTTGAGGGTCTTAGAGATTTACTTGATCCAAGTAAAGGTGTAGCAGCAAGAGCACAAAATCAAAGTCCATTTGCTCAACCAACACAACCTTCAAAACCACTACCAACTACTTCTTCACCATTCCAAAAACCTGGTAGAGGTCCAGGAAATGCAGAAAACAGAGCAAGTAGTGGTGATAGTGGCAAATTGACTACTTATGGTGCTGGTGGAGGTAAAGCAGCAGAGGCAGGCGGTAAGTCTTATGATCAAGTTGTGAAACAAGGTGCTGCAAATCTTGAGAATAAGAAGAGAGTACAACCAAAAAATCAAGGACCAGATTTCGGTAGATAAACTAAACTTAACATAATATTCAAAGAGGGCTTGACAAGTCCTCTTTTTTTGTATAGACTAGGTTTGTCTGGGTTGAAGATAAATAATAGCTCATAAGATTACTTTATATGAGTTATGAGAACCCATGGAAATTTAATGGGGAAATATTTGATTCTAATCATATAGAAGACTATTTTGGATTTGTATATCATATTCACTCTAAGATCACCGGTAGAAGTTACATAGGACGTAAGTACTTTTGGTCGTTCAGAACTCCTCCTGGTAAAAAAAGAAAGGTAAAACAAGAATCCGATTGGAAAAAATATTATGGATCTTGTCCAGAACTTAAGGAAGACGTTAAAAAATATGGTAAAGAATGTTTCGAAAGGAAAATAATATCATTACATAAAACTAAGGGTAAATGTAATTTTGAGGAAACAAGACAACTTTTCCTAAATAATGTACTGACCGAAGCACTTGACTCTGGGGTCCCTGCATACTATAATAGTAACATACTCTCCAGATACTTTAGGAAGGATTATTTTGATGGTTACTTTGGAACAGACTCTTCGGACTTCACATGATTGGGCAGTTGATCGTATTCATTCTCTTTGTGGTAAAAAAGATTATGATGATGCCCATGCAATTCAATCAGAATTTAGTGAATGGTTGAATCCTGATATTCCTGATCATGATATTTTCTCATTAGAATACATAGGAGACTCCAATGAAAATAGATCTTCATAACTTTTTTCTACATTATGATGAAAAGAATCCAAAGCACGTTGCGGCAGTAGAGCAACTTGAAAAGGATTTGGAACAAAAGCAACCAGATTTGATTCAAGATGAATCTAACTGGGTAAGAATTTTCAGAGAGAAAGCACCAGTTCCTGCACAGGTAGGAGTATTGCCAGTTCCTTATTATCCACAAACAGATAACTACAGAGATGCTAATCGTACTTGCAACAGCTCTTCTTGTGCTATGTGTCTTGAATATCTTAAACCAGGTACTCTAAAAGGAGCAAAGGGAGACGATGCCTACGTTCAAAAGGTATTCGCAATTGGTGACTCAACAGATCACACAGTTCAAACCCGTGTTCTTGAGAGTTATGGTGTTAAGTCACAGTTTAGTTACAATCTTTCTTTTTCTGATCTTGATAAGAGTTTATCTGCTGGAAAGCCTGTTGTTATTGGCATTCTGCACAGGGGTTCTCTTTCTGCACCTACTGGCGGGCACATGGTTGTAGTGATTGGTAAGAAAGGTCAAGACTATGTGGTGAATGACCCTTATGGATCCCTTAACGATGGTTATACTGGATCTGTAACCAACGGCAAAGGTGCTGTATATAAGAAGACTGAACTTGCTCAAAGATGGTTAGATCACGGTAAAGATAAGACTGGTTGGGGAAGAATTTTCAAATGACTTTAAAAGCAGGTATAGATTTAATTAAAAAGTTTGAAGGTTGTAGATTAAAATCCTATCCAGATCCTGCAACTGGTGGTAAACCTTATACAATTGGATGGGGTTCTACAAAAGATACTCACGGTAAACCATTTGGATTGGGAGCAACTATTACTCAGGCACAGGCAGATACTTTATTGGAATATACAATAGAGCACGAATATCTACCAGCACTGAGTAAAATCCCACATTGGAATGAAATGAATGAAAATCAAAAAGGAGCACTTTTATCCTTTGCTTATAATCTTGGTGCTAATTTCTATGGGTCTTCCAATTTTAATACTATAACTAAAGTTCTTAAAAATAAAGAATGGAGCAAAGTTCCCGATGCTCTTTATCTTTATCGCAATCCTGGTTCTAATGTTGAAGCAGGTCTTGCTCGCAGAAGAAAAGCAGAAGGAGATTTATGGAAAAAGTAATTATTCTTTTGTCTCCAAATATGCCAATCTTAATATGTAATAAATGCACCAAGCAGTAAAAACTAAACCTGCTCCAAGAATTGTGCATACTCCCCATGGAAACTCACTCATTCCATTCCTCCTGTTTGTGTATAAAGACTTTTAAGTCTGTGACGTATTTTCTTAATATTTGTGCCTGTTCTTCGTGCCAAAAATCACCCGTCTCCAAATGAAGGCGGGTATGATTGTCTATTGCCTTAAGAATTTGATGTATTGGTCTGTTCCATTTCTCCCTATGAGGAGTATCGAACTCACGTGCCATGATGAATTACTTTTTCTTACCACCGTTTTTAGCCTTATTCGCAGTTGCATTACCTTGATTTTGTTTGGATTGCTTTCCACCAGCAGATCCTTTTTTGCCTTTATTTGCAGACTTACCCATAGTTTGGTATTTGACATACCATCTATTTATGGTATAATATAAATATTCCGCATTTAACTAATGGAAATGACTGAACAACAAGAACACCTTTCAAATCTGGTGCAACAACGTCAAGCACTTGCTCAAGAACTTGACACTCTTCAAGGTCAAGCAACGACAAAAAGAGAACTTTTTCTTAAAGTTCAAGGAGTTATTGAGTATTTGACTCAACTTGGTGTAGTGATCCCCGAACCCGAAGCTACTGGAGAGACAGTTGGAGAAGTGTCTGAGGATGCTTGACAAAAAATAAATAATAACTTATTATGGAAAATCCCTCACACAGGGATTACATCATGAGAATTTGATGTGACTTAGAGCCCAGGAAAGTGCCGCCGAGAGGTTTGGTGTACCCCCTTTCTATTGGGATGTAGAATTCAGTAAAACTTAATGCAAAATTTCTTTACAGTAACCTTGCCCCTTTTGGCAGCGGTTACGACCAATACGGCAACATTGCCTGGTTTATTTCCTCCTCCCCCTGTTGGTGGACTCCCACCATATTCTGTTATTAAGGAGTTTGAGACCAAGACAACGACCAAAGAGGTTGTTCCCGATAAACCAAAAGAGAAAAGGTTAATTTGTAAAGGGTGTTCAAGTATAGAGCAAAATGCTCTTGATTACTTCCAAGAAGTTGGAATTAAAGACAGAAACGCCCTTGCTACCATCATGGGCAATATTAAGCAAGAATCAACATTCGTGCCTAATGTTTGTGAAGGTGGTAGTAAGACCAGTTATCGTAATTGCTACGGCGGTTATGGACTGATCCAATGGACATCTGCAAATCGTTATTATGGATTGGGTGATTTTGCTAAGAGGTATGGTGGTTCTCCATCATCTCTCAATACGCAACTTCGTTATCTTACAAATGAAGTTCAGTGGAAGAGGATTGAGGGGAAAATGAAAACTCCTGGTAAATCCATATACTCCTATATGAACGCTGCATATAGTTGGATTGGTTGGGGGCATCATGGTGCTCGTACATCCTATGCACATGATTATGCATCCCGATTGATTCAAGTAGAAGTCTAATTACGTTAAGGGAGGTTTTCCTCCCTTTTCTTGTATATATAAACACATACTTATATTACAGTAATTATTATGTCAGAAACAGTACAACAACTCACAGATGCAGTTGCAGCGTGGCAAGTTGAAGATGAAAAGTTCGTTGCAGGTAACAGTGCAGCAGGAACTCGTGCTCGCAAAGCACTTCAAGAAATCTCAAAACTTGTAAAAGTACGCCGTAACGAAATCACTGCCGAAAAAACTGCCCGTAAGGAAGCAAAGGCAGGTTGATATATAAGGGGAGTGTTTAACTCCCCATTTATGTTTAATTTTAACTTCGGAAATAAGAAACCAGATATAAAGCAGTATGCAATTGTGGGACTTGTATTGAGTTCTATTATAGGACTGCTTTCCCAATGTACTGGAATTAAACAGAATAATATTTGGGATTTACTTGACGAAGTTCAAAGAAGATATTTTCCTCATAGCATTATCAACGATTTTATTATCAAAGATCCAGAGAAACTTGATAGAAGGGTTCATAGAGACGTTGATAGAGCAATCGCAGAGTATGAACGTTTGACAGGGGACGATGGAAAGGTTAGAATACCTTCACCACGATACTCAGAGAAACCACCAGACGGGTCTGTTTGTTATACAAAAGACTGTCAATCATTAGGTGGTGAAATGAGATTGTGTGCTCCTTGGCTGGACAAGTGCCCTAAGGAGTGATAGATTGGGTAGGTGTCCGAGTGGTTAATGGAGGCGGACTGTAAATCCGCTGGCTCTGCCTACGGGGGTTCAAATCCCTCCCTGCCCATTGACAATCAACTCCTAAACTGATATGATTGTCCTATGTCTTGATAGCTCAGTTGGATAGAGCAACTCACTTCTAATGAGTCGGTCGTAGGTTCGAATCCTACTCAAGACGTTGACTTTTTTTAAAAGTCTTATAAATAAAAACACATTCATTGAAACAATGACTTACCCGATGCCCACAAAACAGATTAGTAATCTCGATTGCCGCAAATGGCATATCGAGGGTACTCCCCTGTTTGTGGATATGGTAGGTCGGATGTAAGAACCAACCATAAAAACAAATAGATTAGGGGAGAAACCAAAAGGTTCCTCCCCTTTTTTATTGCGTGTGACAGTTCCGCAAGTGACCCACCAGTCCCTCCCCAGAGACCAAACGGTGGTATTCTATACAGGTGGTTGAGAGACCACCAGCACCTAGACAATCAAATATTTTCCACATTATTTGGGTTAGTAACTCAGTTGGTAGAGTAGCGGGCTTTTAACCTGTAAGTCGTGAGTTCGAGTCTCACCTAACCCATTTGACCCTATAGTGAAGCGGTTATCACGCATCCCTGTCACGGATGTATCACGAGTTCAAATCTCGTTAGGGTCGTATGTTCCTATTGACTAGCGGTTAGGTCACATCCCTTTCAAGGATGCAGCACGGGTTCGAATCCCGTTAGGAATACCAATGGAATGTAGCTCAGTTGGTTAGAGTCCACGACTGATAATCGTGTGGTCGTGAGTTCGAATCTCACCATTCCAATGGAAGATTGGCAGAGTGGTTAATGCAGCGGTTTGCTAAACCGTGGGGGTAAAACCTCCGTTGGTTCGAATCCAACATCTTCCGTGTGTCGTTAGCCTAGTGGTTAAGGCATCTGTTTGTGGAACAGAGGAGATGAGTTCAATTCTCATACGACACCCCATTCTGAGGTCGCCAAGCGGTAAGGCAGCGGGTTTTGGTCCCGCCATTCGTAGGTTCGAATCCTACTCTCAGAACTTGTCCTTTTAGCTCAGTGGAATAGAGCAGTAGGCTACGAACCTATGTGTCGGGAGTTCGAATCTCTCAAAGGACGCTTGACAAACCTTTGAAGG